GCGGGTTCTTCATCAGGTGACCCGACAACAGCGAGATGCGCTGCGTCACGTAGGTGGCTTGCGTGTCGGTGAACACGAACTCGTTGAGCGACTTGCCCTGGCGCTGGATGTAGACCGAGCCAGACTCCACCGATTGCACACGGGTGCCAGGCTTGATGCCGTTGCGGCTCACGTTCTTGAATGTGAATGTCAAAGGCGTGATCGGGTCGGTGCCAGGCTGCGGCACGAAAAACTCGCCGCCCGTGGTGAACACCTGGAAGTCGCGGGCACTGATGATGTCCGTGATCACGTTCAGGTCGTTGGTGTCCAGCGTTGCCTCGACAGCATCGTCGTCCAGCGACTCGGTTGGCGAGAAGTCAAAGAACAATCCGATCTTGCTGCCCCAGATGGTGGACGGGCGCGACTTGGAGCCGCCGAAGTACAGACGGCCTTCGTGGAAGGTCACCGTGCGCGGCCAGCCCTTGCCACTGCTCCACACGTCCTCGTAGCCCGTCTCCAGCGACCAGTTGCCTTGGGCGATCTGGCTGGTGTCAAAGAACGGGTATTCGGTGATGGCGTTGACCACCGTGGTGCTGACGTACTGCACGATCTTGGCGCGGCCCTGCGGGACGGCGTTGACGTACTGGCCAACACTGGCGGCAGAAAACGCCGCATGCTGCGATGTCAAAGTGACGTTGCCAGACACGGCGCTGGGGGTTAGATGCCCAGCTGTTGGCGTTGTCAGCACCAAGTTAAAAGCGTACTTGGGAATCGAGTCGAACGAGGCGGCGGTCGCCGTCCAGGCCGAGTCGGTCGTGCGCGTGATGCGCAGAGGCTGCAGATCGGGATGCACCACGATCAGCGTGTCAGCCGACTGCGTCCAGCACATGTCGTCAACCATGTCGCTGGTCAGGCTGGAGATGGCCAGGTAGTTGTTGCCCGTGCCGTTGATGTTGGCCACCACAGCGCCGTTCTTGATGACGTACATGCGCTGGTGCGTGAAGCACAGCATGTAGCTGTCGGTCACCGAGAACTGGAAGGACACCAGGCGCACGCCGTTGCCCGCGCTTGGTGTGCTGCTGTTTGGCAACTCAAGGATGTGCTTGGTGCCAGGGCGGCGACGAAGGCCACCCTGGGGCTGGATCAAGACGTTGGTCGCCTTGGCCAGCGCGTTGTTGTACTGATCCAAGTCAACACGCGAACGCAGCAGCGGGTCGAGTTCGCCCGTTGCAAAGTTGGTCATGATGTTGGTGAACCGAGGCATCGTCAGTTCCTCACAGCGATCAGGCTGTAGTCCTCAATGACTCGGGTCGGTTGGTTCTGGCCATCGATGTTGGCCGCTGTGCGGAAGTAGCCGCCGCGACCGTTCTCGCCACCACCTCCGACAGAGATGCCCTGCCAGTATTGAGCCTTGTCCATCTGTTCGGTGATGGGCATGGCCAAATGCCAGGCCATGTGGTACTTGAGCAGCTGCACGAAGTACTGCGGCATGGCGAACTCGGGCGTCTGGTACTGGTAATCAATGAAGACTTCGTCCAAGTTGGTCAGCAGCTTGTCGCCTTGGATCTCCCAATCCTTCTGGACGGGCGAGCCGGGGTTGCCTCGGTTGTACACAGCGCGGGGGCTTGTGAGTCGGTCGCCGGGCAGCTGGTACTCGTACCGCCACACCGAGTTGGGGATCGTCACCAGACGGGCCAACTTGACCTTCTTCATCGTGAAGCTCCAGGGGTACTGAACCAGCAGGGAGTCGCGAATGTCGGGATATAGACGGTCGCAGGTGCTGGACTCGTCTGTGCCATCGTTGAACGACGAGATGGCCTTTGCGCCCAGCATGATCAGGGCGTCAGAGCAAATTGAAATTCCAGTATCACCAGCAGCCATATGAACCTCTCAATGTAAGAAAGGCCATCCTCCGAGTATCCCCAGAAGATGGCCCACCTTCAGACAATCCGATTTTAGTCGGTGTCAGTTGCGCTCACGGTGGTGCCGTCAGCAATGTCAACCACGCCGCTGGCGTTGCTCAAGACATAGGTCAAGACCAACGAAGGGGTAGTGGAGTCGTACACGAAGATGATGTCGCCGACTTCCAACATGCTCGAGAGCGCGTTGAAGTAACCAGCCGTGTTCACAGTTGCCTGCGTGTCGGCGGTTTTGTACAGGTACATCGAAGGGCCATTGCCACGCTTCGAGGAAGCGACAGTAACCAAACCAGTTGCGGAATAAGCCATGATTCTTTCTCCTTAATCAGATCAAGATTCGCGGCAGGTCAGCGAAACGATACCTTCAGCGTCGATGGCGGTAGCGCCAGCACTGAAGACTTCGTTCACCAGCCAGCTGGTCTTCTCGGGGATGTAGTTGATCTCGGTGCGCATGCCGATGCCTTCACCGTAGCCAATGGCCATCGAGTGGAAAGCAAAGCAGGTGCGGTCGAGCGAGCCGTCGATGGCCAGGCCACCTTCAGTGCGATCACCCAAGACGTGGAACTGGAAGCCCAGGAACGTGTTGATCTCGCCCTGCACCAACGCCTTGACGGTGTTGAAGTCGGAAGAGGTCACAGCGGTCTCGGACAACAGCGAGGAGATGCCGTTGGCGTGAACGATCAAGTGACGGCCATCGAATGGCACGTTGTTCTTGTCGAGCAAGCGCTTGGCTTCACGCAGCTTGGCCACGTTCAGGTTGGTGTTTGCACCACCGATGCTGTTGGCAACGGTCAGGCTGGTGCCGGAAGCGCCGAGCGCGTCCAAGATCAGCTGGTCTTGACGACGACCCATGGCAGCGGCAACCACTTGCACCAGTTCTTGGCGCTCGTCGAAGTTGACCTTGGCCTGGCTGAAGATGTCGCTGTACTCAGCGGCGTTCCAGTCGGACAGGTTCAACGTGACGCTGTTGAAGCCCACGTTCAGGGGAGTCACATCGGTTTGGGCGATGCGGGGAGTGGCAACGCCACGACCAACTTTGGGGAATTTGACAGTGGAGCCTTCGACACCACGACGCGCACGCACAGCGCCTACCAGTTGGGCTTTGCCCTGGTAAGCCTGTTTGACTTCAGCGTCGAAGAGCGTCACAAAGGCATTGCTTAAAGAAATGCTCATTTTGATACCTCGTTCGGTTGATTGAAAAAACAGGTTTGTCGCTGCGGTGAGCCAGAAGCCTGGGCCGTTAGCTTGCTGTTTGCGTCAGCCATTCGTCAGCATCTCGCTGCGGTCAGGGTCGATTACTCGATATGCCTTGGCCCGATTGTAGGGCAGTTTGTACAAAATGCAACAGGGCTGCATTTGGACAAAAAAAAGCCCCACCGAAGTGGGGCAAAGGTCGGTTTCCCAACCATTGGAGACAACTCAGCGAATCGTTGCACTGAACAGCTTTTCGACCTTCTGGCGATAGGCTGCATCGGTTTTGTAGCGGGGGTCGCCCACCATCTGGTAGAGGTCGTCCTTGCTCGGCGCGTTCTCGTTGGGGGCGGTCTCGATTGGGATGCGGCCTTCGTAGGCTTCGCGCACCTTCATCAGCGCACGCAGGCCGTTGGCCGTGCCGCCCATGACCTTGAACTCATCAAAGTCATCAGCGCCCCAGATGCCCTTCTGAACCAGGCCACGCGCCCAGTTCACCATGCCGTCCACCACAGCGTTGCCGTTGGGGCCGAGTTTCTTCATTTCCTCGGCTGGATCAACCATTTGGCCAGACATCAATTCTTTGGCTTGAGACTGAAGGTTGCCAACCAAATCTTCAAACTGAGCTTGGGAAATACCATTCTCTTTTGCCCAATTTGTGACAGCTTGAGCCATTGGGTTTTCTTCAGCGCCATCGCCCCAAATAGCTGTGTCGTACTTGCCGCCTTCGGGGGCTTTGTGCTTGCCCTGCGAGATGGTCTTGCGCAGGTCTGACCAACTCTTGGCCAAAGCCTCGTAGTTGGCCTCGCCCTTGTCACCGTCCCAGAAATTGTCTGGCAGGTATTCGGGTTTTGTCTTGGCCGTGCCGGGGATGTCGCCGGGCACAGCGGTCGTGGTCGATGCCCCGGCCTTGTGGTCGATATCCGCTGCTTGCGGGTTTGTGGTGGTTGTGTCGTCAGCGGCACTCACATTGTCCAGTAGGCCAGTGCTGCCACCGGGCTGGTCTTGTGTGTCTGTCGTCATAGCTTCCTTGCTTGTTGAATCCGCGCCTCGATTTCCCGCACCACGGTTCGCTGCCCTTCGGCAAAGAACGCATGGCTTGGGTCAGTGCCCGGCACGGCGATGGGCACATTCACATAGACATCGCGCAGCCACTGCAGCAACTTCTGGCCGTCCTCGGTGCCGAACACCCGCAGGTTCAGACGCGCCAGGTCGTCGCGCTGTTGATTGGCCTCGCGGATGTCGCTTGGTTTGCCGATGGCTTCTAATTCTTCCCAGCTCATTCAAGTGGCCCTTTTTGAACTTCATCAGGGCCAGCAAATGGCGACTTGCCTTCATTGACGCGAATCACCGCATGGTCATACGCTTTCTCAATGATTGACTTCGGCATGTTGGCCATGAACTTTTTGCCCTTGATGTCATTGTTCAACAGGTACTGCAGCTCTTGCTTGGTCAGCGTTGGCACAATCAAAGGAATGTCCATCTCCTTGCCGTTGATGCCAACGCCAACAGAGATTTCAGTGGACACATTACCATCAGGGCGCTTCAATTCCCCGAAGAAGCCTTTGCCTTTTGCACTGCCGTCTGGTCGGTTTCCATAGTCCATTACATTGCTCCTTCAGGCATCGCGCCTTCGGGCGGCATGGCACCAGCCTGCATCGCCTCGGCTTGCGCCATAGCTATCGTGGCCTGTTGGGCCTGCATCTCTTCCATCATTACGGCACGCTCGGCAGCGGTGTTGCGCACAGACATGGGCACGCCCAGCTTGTCGCCGATAAAGTCCACAGCCGCATCGGTCTTGATGGCCATCTGGCCGTCTGGGCCAAAGCCACCCGACTGCATCATCTGCATGTACTGCATGATCGAGTTGACCTCCTCCATGTTCTGAGCCATGGCCAGCGGCGCGACCGGGGTCACCTTGACCTCCAAGCCGTTCACGCGCAGGGGCATGTCGATCAGACCCTTCTCGTCCATGACCTCAAGGATCTTGGCGACCAAAGGGATCATGGTCTCGTTGATCAGGCGACCGAAGGCTGAACCCAAGTTCTGGGCCAGTTCCTTCATGCGCTCCACGATCTCGGTGGCCGAGCGGGCGCTCATGTTGTCGGGCGGCAGCGACTCGTCCAGCAAGATGCGCTTGATGTTCTGCACCAAGTCGTTGATCACCAGCTGGGTGACGTTGAAGTCACCAGATCTTGGCAGGGCCTGCAGCGCGGGGCCTTGTGGGCCACCGTTGCGAGCGACCGGGATGATGGCCCCCGGCACGATCCTGACCGTGTTCGGGTTCAGAACACCGTCATCTGCAGCCGTGTACACGCCAGAGACCGCCAGGCTCGCGTTCTTGAGCAGCAGTTCCTTGGTCTTGTTCAGCGTCTTGATGTCGGGCAGGGCGGTCATGAGCGGGCCGCGACCGTAGATCTCGCCTGCCACCTTCATGTACCGCGAGATCACCCACGGGCTGGACTTGCGGCGGCGGTAGACGATCTCGGATTTGCTGACCTTGTCGATGACGTGGTAGCAGTAGTCGCCACGCTTCTGGTCGAAGATGGTGGCCTCGAGCAGTTCCACATCCTCGGTCGGCTTGTCGTCGATGCGGCGCTGCATCTCTTCAGGGATCTCGGCGTCAGGCCATTGGCGTGCAATGGACTCGCCTTTCATGCGCATGCGGCGGTACACGTTGTCCACCTGGCCGTTCGCGCCTTCCTCGTAGCTCACCAAGAACA